GGACGGTCCTCAAGGCGGCTCTCAGGGCGGCGACACCAAGACCTTCGACGAGGCATACGTCAAGAGCCTCCGAGAAGAGGCGGCCAAGTACCGCACTAAGGCAAAGGAACTTGAAAGCAAGCTAGAGACGCTGCCCACTGAGATAACCTCGAAGGTGCTCAAAGCTTTGGGCCTGGAGCCCGACCCACAGAAAAACTTTGAACAGCAGTTGGCAGAGGCCAACCGAAAGGCCCAGGAGGCCGAACAGAAAGCCAAGGCCCGGCTCATCGCCGCGGAGGTAAAGCTCCTTGCGGCGGAGATGGGGCTCATTGACGCCGACGCTGCCCTTGCGCTCATGGACAAGTCCAACGTCGAGGTGGATGATGCCGGCAACGTCAAAGGCGTCAAAGAAGCGCTTGAGGCGCTAGTTAAGGCTAAGTCTTGGCTCAAGAAGCAGAGCGGTCCGGTTGGCGGCGGCACGAACCCGCCGGGCGCGGGCGGCGCCGAGGTCAACCCGTGGAAGAAGGAGACTTTCAACCTCACGAAGCAGGCGCAGATCCTCAAGGAAAACCCCGCCTTAGCAGCGAGATTCAAGGCGGAGGCGGGCGTGAGGTAGTTATTGGCAACCCTTTAACGACTTTAGGAGAGTGATTTGAAGTGACCACGAAGATCGCTGACGTAATCGTCCCCGAAGTATTCAACCCGTACGTTGTCCAGCGTACGATGGAGTTGTCGGCCCTCGTGCAGTCTGGGATCATCGAGAACACTGCAGAATTTGACCGGCTCGCCTCTCAAGCAGCGAAAACCGTCAACATGCCGTTCTGGAACGATTTGACCGGCGAAGATGAGGTCCTGACCGACCAGAACGCTCTCACACCTGGCAAGATCACCTCGGGACAGGACGAAGCAGTCATCTTGCGGCGTGGTCGGGCCTGGGGCGCCAACGACCTTGCAGCCAACCTCGCGGGTGATGATCCGATGAGGGCCATTGGTGACCTGGTTGCAGCCTTCTGGGCGAGGCGTTTGCAGTCGACCCTTCTCTCGACGCTGGCGGGAGTGTTCGCTTCCGCAAGCATGGCTGGGAACCTGCACGACATCTCGGGCCAAACCGGGGATGCCGCGGTCATTTCGGCGTCCACGTTCGTCGACGCGGTCCAGAAGCTCGGGGACGCCAAAGAGGCGCTATCGGGCATTCTGATGCATTCGGCGACCGAGGCGAAGCTGGCCAAGGACAACCTGATCCAGACCGTGAGGCCGGCGGACGGCTCGCCCGAGGTCCGGACCTACATGGGTAAGCGCGTCATCGTGGATGACGGCTGCCCCGCGGCTGACGGTGTCTACACGACCTACATCTTTGGGCCTGGCGCGATCGCCCTCGGAAACGGCAACCCGGTTGGCTTCGTAGCGACCGAAACCGCTCGTGACAGCCTGGCTGGTGAGGATTACCTCATCAACCGCAAGACCCTGATCCTCCATCCTCGTGGAGTTCGTTGGGTCGGCACCGCGGCCGGAGTCTCGCCGACGAACGCGGAGCTCGCGACCGGCACCAATTGGAACCGCGTCTACGAGAACAAGGCCATCCGGATCGTGGCGTTCAAGCACAAGCTGGCGTAGCTGACGGAATCTAGGTAGCGACGAAGGGGCGGGCTTCGTCTCGCCCCTTCTCGATTAGAGGGGTGAACAACGTGAGCGTTAATGTCACGGCCTTCAACAGACACCGGAGAGAACTGGCTGCCAAGAGAGCGGCCGAGGAAGCGGCCAAGGCGCGGAAAGCGAAAAAAGCAGAGAAGCCGAAGTCGAACAAACCTGAGACGGCTCAGAAGGCCGAAGAGCCCGAATCGGGCGGTGAATAGCAGTGGCCGCGTACGTCACACTTGAGGAGGCAAACACCTACTTCGCGTCCAGACTACACGCTGAAGTCTGGACATCAGCCACTGACACCGACAAACAGAAGGCGCTCGACATGGCGACCAGGGCGATAGACCGCACGCCTCTCAAGGGTGTCAAGGCTAGTTGGGACCAGGCACACCAGTTTCCTCGCTATCCGGATACCGAGATCCCACAGGCGGTGAAGGACGCATGCTGCGAGGAAGCTTTGGCCATCCTTGAGCGCGGCAACAGCCAGCGCCGCCGATTGCAGCAGGAAGGCGTAGCCTCGTACAGCATCGGAGGGCTTACAGAAACCTTCGTAGCCGGCGCCCGGGGCAGAGGGCTAATCAGCCAGGAGGCGAGGGAACTGCTTCGTCCGTGGTTTCTCGGGGCGGTGACGATAACGTGATCAAGGGCTATCTCAATCAAACGGCCCTTTGGCGCAAGATGGTTTCTCAAGACGGCTATCCGCCGCAACCCGGGCCGCCGACACCGATCCCAGTCCGCTGGGAAGCCAAACGCCGGTTGGTACGCGACCGGCAAGGCCAGGAAGTAGTCTCCGAGGCCCGGGTTTTCTGCATCGCTGACGTGCAGCCCGGCGACATCCTCGAGTACGGTGGCCGCGACTGGCCGGTGATAGCGGTCAGTGAAGCGGTGACTCTCGAAGGCAAGACCGCATTCCGGGAGGTGGCGATCTGATGTGGCGTAATTGGCGTGGTGAAGACGCCAAGAGGATCGCCCGGGCTGCCGCCATGAAGGCCCTCCACAGCGGGGCGGAAGCGGTCCTCTCGGAAGCCATCAACGAGACCCCTATACTGACTGGCACACTTCGGCGTTCCGGCACAGTGATCGACGCCCCAGGCGAAGGGGCTGTGTACGTGTCTTTCAGCACGCCCTATGCCGTGAAGCAACACGAAGACCTGACTCTTAACCACCCCCGCGGAGGCAAGGCCAAGTACCTGGAAGACCCGTTGAAACGCAACATCAACAAGGTCAAGAGGCTGGTCGAACTGAAAGTTCAGCAAGCTCTCCGGGACGCGAGGTGATGATATGCTACTGGACGACATAGAGACATACTTGCTTGCCCAGGGCGTGATCGGCGAAATCACCAAGGGGCACCGTCCTGACCAGCCTGATAACCTGATCGCTCTATTCCCGACGGGGGGCTTCAGCCACGACCTGAATCTACCCGATGTCCGCCCAACTATTCAGGTGCTTGTTCGCGACGCCGTGTACGAGGCCGCATACTCCCGCATCTGGGCCCTCTACAACCTGCTCGACAAACCCGACGACAAACTCATCGTGTCGGGTGGACGGCGAATGGTACCCCAGGCCATGCAGCCGCCAGCGTTCTTGGAGTTCGACGCTAACAACCGGTCAGTGTTTGTGTTCAATGTCGCTCTTTGGACCTCTCGCGATTAGAGATTGGAGGAATGACAGGTGTCTGTGACCATACCAACCGAAACAAAGATCTTGCGGCTTACGGACTGTAAGATTTCGCCACTGGATACTGATGAGAGTTCTGCGCCCACGTATAAGATGTCAATCGATGTCCCCGGCATTCAGACTCTTGAGCTTACTCCTGAGATGGAGACCAAGGAGCTTGAGGGAGATGGGGATATCCTCGACATCTTTGCCCGCGTCAAGAAGATCAACTGGACCTGGAACAACGCTAAGGTGCCGCTGAAAGTGTTGGAGGCAGCGCTGGGCGGGAAAGTGACTGGCGACGGGGAGACCCCAAATCAGAAGCAGACCTACTCGCTTGGAAACGACAACGCAGCTTGGTTCAAGATCGAAGGGCAGGCCGTCTACGCTGATGACGGTGTCGGAGACGTGCACGTCGTTCTGTATAAGTGCAAGTGCACGGGAGGAGTAGCTTTCACGTTAGGAAACGAGTTCGCTGTCCTACGAGCCAGCGGTACGGCAATCCGGACCATCTCCGACAAGAGGCTCCTCGACATTGTCTTCAACGAAACTAAGACCGACATCACCTAGGAGGAAAGATATGCCAGCAAGCGATGTGCGCTCGAAAGGTATTCCCATCGAGCTCGACAAGCCCCGTCGCCTTAGGTACGACTTCAACGCCCTCGCGCTCCTGGAAGACAAGTTCGGAAGCTTGGATGCGGCCCTGGAGGAGCTCGGCAAAAAGGGGACCATCAAGGGCATCCGCACGCTTCTGCATGTCGGCCTGGTGCATGAGGATCCCACTCTCACCGAGTACCAGGTGGGTAAGGCGATCACGTTCGAAGACCTGCCCCGCGTAGTACAGGCTATCGGCGACGCCTTCAAGGAGGCCTTCCCGAAGGTGGACCCTCCGAAGCCTCCGGAAACGCCGGAGGGCACGATGGAGGCGGAGCCGAGCTAGATCGCGAGCTAGACTGGGAACTAAATCGCTATTGGGCCCGCGTTGAGTTCGGGTTCTCGGAGCCCGAGTTTTGGACTTCAACGCCGCGCGAACTATGGAGCCTGCTGAGAGCGCGAAAGCGCCTTATGGGAACCGCGGATGGCGAGGGAACTCACGCCAAGCAGTGCTGGACAATAGCAGAAATGATGAGCTGGAAGTAGCGTGAGGCCGCTTCCAGCTCTGTGCCTTACTCCTCGGGCCCGCGGCCGGAGAACGGCGGGTATCGATCCGTAAGAAGCGTTAGGTAGGCCGTGACTCGTGCCTGATATCGTAGTAGGCCGACGCTGAATGCGAAGATGCCTTTGGGGAATCTCCCCGTTATGAGGGCTGCGACAAGCATGAGGAAGTTTGCGACAAGAGATGCAATGCCCCACGCCCCCAGAACCAGAGCGTGAGGGATACAGAGAAACGGCCGAATGAAAGCGAGCAGAATCGCCAGCCTCTGGCGCCTCTCGGGATACTTCACGTACACCTGAACCGGATAATCTTCATACACGTTTCATCACCTCCTGGACATAGTTGTTCGTCCTTCGCCAAAGTTTTCCTGCTTGGGGGAATCGCCATGATAGTCGGAGATGTCATAGCCCGTATGGGCCTCGACAGCAGCGGATACGACAAGGGTCTGGAGCAGGCTAAGCAGAAGGGCCAGGACCTTGTCTCGACGATCTCAGGCATCTTCAAGCAAGGTCTATCGTTCGCCGCCGGCATGGGCATCTTCCAGACGATGAAAGCCGGGTTCGACGCCACGGTCAAGTCAGGCTGGCAGCTGAGCCAGACCCTGCAAACCGCCAGAATCGGATTCACTACTATGATGGGTTCGGTCGAGGGTGCCAACAACCATCTCAAGGAGATGGCTGAATTTGCGGCCAAGACGCCGTTCGCCTTTGAGGGGCTCATATCCGCGTCCCAGCGGATGCAAGGGATGGGCATCAGCGCCCAGAAAGTGATCCCCATCCTTACTGGCGTAGGGGACGCCCTGTCCGCGAGCGGCAAAATGAGCAAAGAGTCCATCGACCGCGTCACTCTTGCGTTAGGACAGATGTCCCTCCGCGGCAAGGTAGCCTCCCAAGAGATGATGCAGTTGACCGAAGCCGGGATCCCGGGGTGGACCATCCTCGCGGAGAAGATGGGGGTCTCCACTGCTGAACTGCAAGACATGGTCTCCAAAGGCATGGTGCCGGCAGAGGCTGCCATCGACGCCCTTGCTGAAGGATTGTCTGAGAAGTTCGGCGGGTCCATGGACAAGATCAGCCGGACTGTGCCGGGTATGTGGAGCACTATCCAGGACAACTTGCAGATGTTTATGTCGGACGCCTTGCAGCCCGCATACGAGTTTCTGCAAAACAAACTGCTGCCCGGGGTCTTGGACTTCAGTGAACGCTTGGGAAGTGTCTCTCTTGAGGGTTTCAAAGAGCAATTCGCGGGGCTGGTATCCGGGATAGGTATCTCGGTCGAGACCCTCAAGACTTACTGGGACAACCTGGCGTCAATGGCTCATTCCACGTGGAATACCATTAAGGACGTCGTAGCGGCTGCCTGCGAGACAGCACGCAGTGTTGTTACCACCGTTTGGGGCGCCATTGGCGACGTGGTGACCTGGGTCATGGAGAACATTGTCCCGTTTGTGGCAGAGCAGTGGAACCGGATAGCCGGCTTTATCAGCGAAATCCTGCCTGACATCGTCAACATCGTAACCAGCGTGCTCGGGTACCTCAAGGCTTTCTGGGATTGGTTCTGGCCGGGACTTCGCGCGGTACTCGAACCCATCTGGAACGTCATCAAGTGGGTTGTATCAAACGCACTCGGCGCCGTAATGACCATCATCAAGGTGGGCCTCAAACTCATCCAGGGCGACTGGAAGGGCGCCTGGTCGATCATCCACGACGCTTTCGCCAGCGTCTGGGAGAAGGTGTCAACGATAGCCTCTCGGGCCTGGTCTACTATCAAGGAGAAGTTCTACGGGCTTCTCGGCGACCTGATGGACAGCGTTCGCCCGTTCGTACGGATTTTGCCCAAGGCGTGGGAAGACGTGTACGACGGTTGGCGAGCGACGGTAGAGAGTAAACGGATGGATAACATCATAGCTCTGCAGTTCGAGCGCATGGCGGAGACTGCCAAGGAGACGACCGAGGAGGCCGCTGACAGCGTAACCGAGTTTACTCAACTGACCGAAGAGGCGATGGCCCAGACCGCTCCAGCCGTAGCAACGGTGTCGGACGCTTTCTCGGGCGTGGCTGAGTCGGCCAAGGCGGCCACCAAGGAAGTCAAGGAGTACATTGACACGCTTACTCCGTGGTTGTATGAGGAACGCCCCGCCACCGACGATGAGATACGGCGGTACGCCGCAGGGGAGTACATCAAGAAGCAGATCGCCTCGGGCGGCGCCATCGACCCCTCGATAATCCGCACCGTTATCGGCATGGCCAACGGTGGTATCCTCACAGAACCGGTCCTAGGGCTTGGATTACATTCCGGCAACCGGTATGCGTTCGCCGAGCGTGGCCCGGAAAGGATCACCCCGTTAGGCTCCTCAGGGCCCGGGCACATCACCATCAACGAGACCATCAACATCCACGGGTCT